GATTGCCGCAGTTGTCCCGTTGTCACCATTGAAAATGATGTAACCAGGAATGCCGCCAGAGGTGTTTCCAAGCCAAAGCTCGCTTCCTTTCATAACCTGAGCATTCGCCTCGAACGGGCCGCAATAATTCCGCTTGTTTACAGAGCTATCCAAGAACACGCCGTTGGTTCCTGTGGCTGGGTATGCGTAATTAGAAAAGACGCCAGACAAATGATTGTTGTCGGCAGTAGATGAGAAATGAATATCGTATGCTGGTGTGCTTCCGGCATCGTTGGATTCAACATAAACACCAAATGCTCTGTTGTAGTCTCCGTTGAACTCAACACCGTATCCAGTGTTTGCTTGACATGTGATGTTGTAGAAGAAGTTGGAGAACGTGCTGTTTGCACCAGTTCTGATGCCTACAAGCCCGTTAGCACGAGCATCAATCGTCAAGAAGGTGGAGGCATTGGCGTCGTTTGGACGAGACACGCCAGCAGGTGTCACATATCCCGTGCCGTCAATGTTTAAGCCGTTGCCCTTGTTCGACAAACAAAGAATTGCCTCAAAGTGACTGACGTTACCAAAGCGGAATTTGATGCCGTCACCACGATGTTTTGTGGTAACAATGTTCACCCAGCGTGATCGTGACGATTCGACAACAATGCCGTGGCTGGTTCCGTCAAAAGCTCCGTTGTCGCCTTCGATGATGAAGTCTTCACCGCCTGATCGGTTTCCGTTGAATTGGATTCCAACAATCGCACCGCTGGTCTTGATGCGCGTCAGCGGAGTGTCAGTGCCAACCTCAGAAGAACCAACACCTTTAAGTCGCACAGTTTTACCGTTTGAAGTTGGTGCAACTGTGTTGTAGTCTGTCAGCGTGCTGGTTATCAAATAGACTCCAGCAGGCATGAACACAGTGCCCGATCCAGCATCGCAGACTTCATCAATCGCCGCCTGAATCGCTGCCGTGTCATCCGTTACCCCGTCACCCACAGCCCCAAAGTCCTTGATGCTGACGGTCTGCGCAAGCTTTGCCTCGACGTTGGTCTGCACAGCATTCGCAAACGGAGGGTCGTAAACAACATCTTCAGCATTAACTGCGCTGATCACTGCATCGCTATAACGCTCAGTCGCAGCCGGTGCACTGTACACCACACTACCGTTCTTGTTCATCACGCGGATGCTGTAGTCGCTGTTGACGTACAGGCGCGCAGGCGTGCCGCTGTTGGCCGGATAGCCGCCAAGCGTGCGGATGGGCTGGCCTGCCGGAATGGTCAGCGCAGCGTCCCAATAAACGTTGATTGGGTTGACTTGCGGGTCGAGGTTGGCCTGTCCGATCCAGACAAAACCATCCTCAAGGGGCTGGCCATCAATGTCCGTGAAAATCGGGTAGACGGGTTGAATGCTGAGTGCGGACATTACTGGTTCTCCTGTTCAAATTGGCGTCCTGTCTGGACAGCGGATTGCAACCACTGCACGCGCGCGTCCAGAGATTGTGGCAGTCTTGCCGCCTTTGCGAAATCCCCGAATGCCTTGCTCATGGCAGTGCGTCGCAGGGCTGCGGTGGTCGGCTCGGCCTTAGTGGCTGCCTCGACAGCCAGCTTCTGGAACTCGTCGCTGGCAAAAAGCTTGCCAGCCGCCTTGACGGCATCGGCGTTGCCCTTGGACATGAACTGCACAATGTCAGGTGCGACCAGGCCACCGCCAGGCACCAGTCCTGCAGCGCCGGTCACGGCACGCTGGGCCATCGTGCTTTGCATGACCTTGCCCACCAGTCCTTCGGCCTTGAGCGACTCCACCAGTGCTTGGTTGGCCTTGCCAGTGGTGAGCACCTGGGCACGTGCGTCTGTAATGCGCTTGGACACCTCGTACAGGTCGCGCAGCACAGCGTCTGCGTCCTTGCCCAGCGTCTCTACCACCTGCTTGTAGACAGGAGGGTTGGCGCGCAGGCCACGGTAGGTCTTGGCGAACTCAGCGAAGCCGAACGCACCTTCCTGGGCTGCCCGGCCAGAGCTTGAGACAGAGGCCAGCGCAGTGGCAATGGTCTCCTTGCGCAACTCAGGCGGGACAACCTTCATCAGCTTGTTGAACTGCGCAGCGTCGCCCTTGGCTGCCGACTTGATGGCCGACTGCATGAGGGTGGCCACGCTGCCGTCAATCTCTTTGCCGAAGGCACCGACGATGCGGTTCTCCAGCGCCTTCTTCTTGGCCGTCAGCAGGTTGGCCGCGCGAAGTTCCTGGCGAAGCGCATCGCCGCCAAGATCGCCAACGTTTGTCAGTTGGTCGTCAGCCAGCGCCGCGTACAGGCGCTTCAGGTCGCCTGCTGCCATGTTTCCGTAGGGCGACTCTTTGCCAGCCACAGCCTGGCCGATCAGGTTCTTCTCGCGCAGCAGACGGCCGTAGGTGGCGGTCGGATCGGTGGCCAACTCGTAGAGCTTCTTTTCCTGCGCCGACAGGCCTTTTTCGCCAACCTCGGCCAGCACATCGTCCAGCGTCTGCGTCAGCTTGGGGAACTGCACGGTGGACGTCTTCGGGATGGCTTCATCGACGCGCTGGTAGATCGTGCTGGCGTCCTTGGCCAGTTGGGCCTGCGTGCCCTTGAGGCTGTCCAGGATGCGCTGGGAGGTCGCGCCAGGTGCCGGACGGCCTTCGATGAAGGCAGCATCGAACTGCTGCACCACATCGTCAGCCTTGGTGATGGCGTTGCGCACGGTGTTGACCCAGGCAGCCTCGGCCTCGCCGCCAGCCACGGACCGGGTAAGGCCAACGGCAGCCCGGACCTGCGGGTTGTCGCTGAAGACGTCGAACGGCAGGTCCATGCCAAGACGCTCGGCTGCAGCGCGCGCATCGGTGTTCACTTGGGCCAGATCGGCCAGCCTGGCCTGCGCAGCAGCAGACCCTGGGCCTTTGCCGGATGCCTTGCGCACCAGATCGCCAACTTCCTCGAAGGCTTCGGTGGTGGCCTGGACGGCAGGCTGCTCTGGCACCGCTTGCACGGCTGCTTGAACGATTGGCTGCTCAGGGACGGCCTGGATGGCCGCAGGAGCCACCGCAGCAGGCTGGGCAGGCATCGGCTCAAGCGTCGGCTCAATTCGCGCGCCAGGGGCCGCAGGACGCGCCGCTGGGGCTGCTGCTGCCGGTGCTGCTGGCGCAGACGCACGGCCTGTGACGCGCTGCACGGTGCGCTTGACGGCAGGGACAGCCGCTTGCACGCCGCGCTGCACCACCTGGCCAGCCCCACCGGCTGCGCCAGCCGTGACCACCTCGCCAGTGTCGAAGCGGCCGCCAGTTCCTGCCTGTGTGGCCTCGATCACAGCCTGAGTGCCAGCGCCAGCGGCCACGGCACCAGGAATTGTGGTGGCACGCCCGGCAGGGGTGAATGCCAGCAGGCCGCCAATGACGCGTGGAATGTCGCCAACGGACAGGCCAGGAGGAATGGCGTACTCGCGCTGGTCAACGGATGATCGGATGATGAAGTTGCCCTTGGCGTCCTGGCGAACCTGCGCGCCAGGGAAGTTGGCCTGCAGAATCTGGACCGTCTCCTGCGGGTTGGACAGCAGCGTGCCCAGAGCCGTCTTGAGGGACGCCACGCTCATCTGGTTGAGTTCCGGCATCGAGGTCCACTCGGGCAATGTCTGGGTCTCGGTGGTCGCGCGCCGCGATCCGGTGACCATCTCGCCCAAGGACTCGAAAAACCCCATCTTGGGAGGTTCTGCCGGTGCAGCCTGGCCGCCAAACTGCGTGGCCATGGCAGCGTAGTCGACCACCTGCGCAGGCTGCGTCTGTGGCGTCACAGGCAGAGGCTGCTGCACTGCTGCAGGAGTTCTTGGCGTGACAGGCAGCGGTGCTGGCGCAGGGGCTGCTGCCGGAGCAGGCGCAGGGGCTGGAGCCGGGCCTGCCACCGTGCCGCCGAACTGTCGTGCGAGTGCTTCGTAGTCGGTTGCCATCAGCGGATTCCTGCTGCTTTCTTGAAGTCGTCAGCCGCTTGCTGCGACGGGAAGGTCAGCACCTGGCCGTTGGGGGCCGTCACCGACACAGGCGCGCCAGGCTGGCGTGGTGCCTCTGGTGCCGTTGGCGCAACTTCGGTCGGTGTGTAGAAGATGTTTGCCGTGTTCAGACCGTAGCCTTTTGCGATTCGCTCGATGCCGGTGCGCACGGTGGCTTCTTGGGTCTGGGCCTGCTTGTACAGGCCTTCGGCCTGCTTGCCGAACATCTTGCGCTGGTCGGGATTCAGGCGCTCACCTTTCACCAGGTTGTTGTACAGGTTCTGGATGCGCTCAGGCACGCCGGTGGCGTTCTGTGCCGTTGCAAACTCGCCCTCGCGCACCACAGAGCCGGGGTCCAGCATCTTCATGTAGTTGAAGATCAGAGCCAGGTCGCCAGCGGCCGTCTCTTGCGAAGCAAGCACGCGGCCGTAGGCCGACTTGACTTCCTGGTAGCCCTTAGTCTGGTCGCTGTATTCCTTGCGGAACTTGCCCTCGGCCTCGGGTCGCTTTTCCACCGGGATGATGCCCGCAGCCATCTGGTCTGCCTCTGCGCGCGCACGCTGTGCCTCTGCGCCGGACTTGGCAGCAGCAGCATCAGATGCACGACGCGCCGCTTTCGCCTGCTCGATCTGTGACTGTGTGAGATTGATCTCCAGACCGAACTTCTGCGGTGCGAACTTTGCTTCAGCTTCTTTGATGATGGCGTCAGCAGTTTCTTTGCGCAGCGTGAACGGCTGCAGTTGTGCAGCGCGACGATCAGTCTCCAGCTTCACAGCGCCTTCGATGACCTTGTCGCCGCCGGGCATCTGCGAGATGGTGAAGCCGAAGTAATCCTCGGTGGCCTTCGGGTTTTCTTTGGCCACATCGCGCCAGGTCTCCAAAAACTTCGCGCCCTCTTCGTCGCCACTGTTGCGCTTGGCTTCGATCTGGCGCTCAATCAGGCCGATGGCAATCTCAGGCTTTCCAGCTTTGAAGGCTGAAAACACCTGGCCAGCTTGGCCAAGTGCATTCTGCTGTTGGTCAGCGTTGATCATGCTGAAACTCTCGCGCACGGCCTTGGCCTGCGTCTCAGGCAGCATCATTGCCAGATCGGCATAGTCCTTGGCAGTTGCGCCGGGCTGGCGCAGACGCTGGAATGCTTGCGAAATCAGCTTCTGCTGCTCTGCCTGGCGCTGGGCTTGCTCCTGCGCCATGCGGGTTTCTGTGATGGCCGTGCCAGTTTTGAACGCCGACAGGAAAGCCTGCGACGGATCAGGAATGTCAACGCCGTAGTTGATTGGGCCGGATGGTAGTTGAAGTGCCATCAGAATTTACCTCCCAGGCCAGAGAAGATGCCCAGGCCGCCAGAGATGGCTGCGGGAATGGATGCGAACGCACGGCCTTGGGCCATCTGTGCGCCAGCTTGTGCAGCGCCTTGCTGGGCCAGAAGGCTGGCGATGTTTGCGCCGCTTTCCTGCGCAGCAGCGCCGGTGCCAGCAGCCGATGCTTGGCCAAGACGCGCTAGGTTCGAAGTGGTTTCTTGACCGAGTGCAGTCAGGCCGCCAAGACGGCTGTACTGTTGGCCGATCAACTCGGACAGCACCTGCGGACGGAACTGTGCCAGGGCCGCTTGGATATTGCCGCCACGCAGCCCACCAGTGGCCGATGCCTGCTGCAGCAGTGCGTTCTCGCCTTGCTGGACCAGCGCCTGCATCTGCGGACCGGCCGCCAGATCGGCAATGGCCTTGCGCTGTGCTTCGGGGCCAGCCAGACCAAGCAATGCCTGCTGGGCCTGCAGGGCAGGTGCGCCAGCCTGTGCGAACGGTTCCAGCCCTTCAATCGCGCCGGTACCGGCTTCGACGTAAGGCTTGAGCAGTTCTTGGACCTTGTCGAACTGGCGACGCTGTTCAGCGATGCCAGCCTCGGATGCTTGGGTTTGTGCTGCAGCCGCGTCACCGGCTGCGTCGGCCTGTGCCAGGCCAGATACGAGCGTTGCGCCGCCAACAGCAATGCCTGCCAGCGCTGCTCCAGATAGACCGAAACTCATTGTTTGCCCTCCAAATTCGGGTGTTGGACGGCCTCAAGGACAGGAGCAGGAGCCGGGACGGTGTACATGTCCCAGATGGCCTGCGGGTCTGTCTCGTTCGTCGGGTTGGCGTGGAAGGTGGTGACCTCAACGTCCGTCAGCGCTACGCCAGCGCGCTTGGTGTTGGGCTTGGTGACGCTCATAAAGCCAGGACCGACCTGGGCCGAACCATCGTCTGTGGTGACGATCAGGTGGCCTTTGCGAACCACGAAGAAGGACTCGTCTTTGTGAACCGCACCAGTCAGGACGGTGCCTGCTGGGATGTGCATGGTCCGAGCGTAGAGGCCGTTGCAGAAGTCGTGATCGACAGGCATGTCGACCTGGGGCAACTTGAGCAGTTCAGCCTCCAGGCGGTAGATCGGCAAGTGCTCCGCAGGCACACCGGCCTGCTTGGCAACTTCCTGAACCGCGACATCGCTCATCGAATCCTCCTGCTTGGGGCTGTGAGCTACTGGCTGCTCGAACGGCTCAGTGGTGCTATTTTCCCACATTCCCATGACCTGTCAATCTTCCATCTCGAACTCGCGTTCTTCCCATGCTTGGCAAGAACGGAGGTCGTGACAGATGAAGTCGAACTTGTGGCAGTAGCCACGAAAGCCTGCATTGGTGTCCCATTGGTTTTGCGGGATTCGCTCCATCTTGGCCTGCATCATGGTGCTGTTGTCGTAGTACTCGCAGTTCGAGCACCGACGACGACGCGCCTCTTTCTCGTCGACTTGCATGGCCTTGGCCAGCTTCATCCAGTAGGGCTTGTTCGCGCCAGGTTCGTTGGACGGGTTTTCAGGGCCGAGCATCCAGTCGTCAATCACCACCTGGGTGTTCTTCTTGTTCTCGGCAGCCGTGATAAACGGCATGGCCTCTGGCAAGCCGGTGAAGCCAGCCATCATGATCTTAGGCATGTCCATGGTTTTCTCCTTCAAGTGATCTCGCGGCCACTGGCGCGAATGGTCAGCGACGTGGCAGCGCTGGCGATGGTTGAAATGAAGCCGCCAGCATCCAGCACCTGGCCGACCAACTCGGGGAAAGTGTAGGTCTCATCGGGTGCTATGGATCGCGCATCCACCACCAGGTTGCTGACACCAGGACTTCCGCCGTTGGTCACCAAATTGACGCTGATGGTCACGTTGCCTGCGCTGGTGTTGGTGGCTGTGAACTTGTCAATGATGGCTTTGGCGTTGACCGCCGTGTACTGTGTGGTTTGAGCGTTCTCGGCTTGCTTGGCCGGGATCAGAACTTTGACTGTGACGGTCATGGTTTCTCCTTATACGATGCTGGTGATGACGCCGTTGACGACAGTGATCACCTCGCCACTGGCTGCGGTGAACGACCCAGAAGCGCCGGTGTTCTCGAACGCCATCGTGCCAAGGCCAGTCACAGCAATCGTGATCGAGCCGGATGCGTTGGTGATGCTGATGTTTGCGCCTGGCGTCAGGAAATGGTTTTCCCACCGCTGCTGCGCTGCGTCGTAGATCAGCACTTGGCCAGCCGATGGACCTCCGCCGTTGATGTAGACGTCCTGCAGGTTATTAAGCGACTCGCTCAACTCCATGCGCACGAAGATCGATCCAGAACCACCGCTTCCAGCGTTGACGACGACGGCCACAGGCACAGCGATGTTCGGCGCTGCTGGCTTGACGTTGGTCCATGTGCCAGGCGTTGCCGGGTCAAAGTACAGCAGGTCTCCGTCTGCCCAGACCTCGCCATATGAAGTGCCGGTGGTGTCGAATCCTCGCACCAGACCGAAGCTGGTGACATAGCCAAAGGCGTTGTCGTCAATGTCCTGCGTGGCCACGCCCATCATGTACTCAGCAGGCACAGAGCCATCAGCAATCGCTAGACCAAACATCAGCTTGCCTGATGCGCCAACGGTTCCAGTGAACATCACTGGCGTGCCGTTGGCGATCAGTGCGCCGCTGGTGTTCTTGGCGTAGTAGTGAATCTCCTGGCCAACTTGCAGCACGCTGCCACCGTACAGGCCAACGTCCATCGTGCCGTCGTCTCGGTTCCACTGCACGCGCCGTGCCTGCGACACGTGGGGGCCGATCTCTGGCAGATCGATGTAGTCCGTCACCACCGAGTTGTTGTTCTGGATGACCGGGGCCGTGGCAAGCATCTCCAGTGCGTTGGCGATGCGCTGCAACTGCGCCAGCGCCTCGTTTGCCGTGGCCTGCGCCGTTCCTGCCTCGATCTTGACCTCGTTGACGACGTCAGGAGCGATGGCGTCCGCAAGCTGAAACAGTGCCTCGAACTGCTTGATCTGCTCGTGGTTCTTCAGGAACGTGGCAAGCTGGTCGCGGGTGAGGTTGAGTTTTTGCGTTGCCATGGTCAGTACGCAAGCGCCTCGATTTGTGCCTCAAGCCTGGCGAACGACAGGTGCGCTTGCGTGTCGCCACGGAAGCGCTGGATGCGCCAGTTCAGCATGTGGCCTTGCTGAAACCAGGCCAGGCGCTTCTTGGTGCTGCCGGTGGTGCCAACTCGGATGGGCCGGTCCTGACTCCAGGCCATGCCGTCCACCGAGTAGCTGGTGCTGATGATCGGGTCGACGCCAAGTTCCACGCGGCCGGTCAGCGCCACCAGTTCCAGTTCGTTGAAGATCGCGCCGTTGCCTTCGTTGTAGGCAATCAGCGTGCCGAACTCCCAGCGCACGATCTGTCCCCAATGGCTGCCAATGTCATCGACCATGTAGCCGATGGTGCTGGACTGAGGATCGCCCACAAGCCACTTGTCGTAGGCCCACACCAGGTTGCGCGCACGGTACTGGCTGAAGCCGACCTGACTGGTGGTCAGCGTGAACCAAACCTGCTCACCAAGCGCCTCGCTGGCCGCCGCGTCATAGACGACGGTGCGGTCCGGAAGATGCACATACAGGTGCTGGTGGTTCTTGTCGTTGCGCGCCTCCAGCTTCACCGTGGCCAGTTGCGCCTCGGTGTAGTTCAGCAGCAGCATGTCGATCTCTTGCGTGCTGATCTTCTGCGCCTGCGCGTTTGCTCCAAGGTAGATGCCTGGCTGCTCGTTGCGGCCGCTGCCCAGGAATGCCACCGTCTCCAGGTAGACGCAGCAGCCAAACGTGCCGATGACACCCTTTTGAATCTGCGCGCCGTCGATACGTTGGAACGGGAAAAAGTCGCCGCCCACGTTGTCGAACACTTCGATGGTGTTTCGGTTCAGTGCATAGACCTCGTTGCGCAGTTTGAGCAGCGCCACCACTGGATCAGGATCGACCTCGCTGGAGCCATACTTCAGCGGATTGACCTGGGTCGGGTCGGTCAGTTCTGTCACCACCAGGAACTCGCCATCGGTGGTCATAAAGTAGCCGTCCACCCACACCACATCGAGCACCACACCAAGGTCCGGGTCCGTCACCTGCGTTAGGACGCCGTTCCAGTAGTAGAGCCTGCCACCAGAGGCAATGGCCAGTCGGTCAAAGCTGTAGTCGAAGGACACCAGCGTGTTGACCGGGCCGCCCACATCGCCCAGCACGGTCACAACGCCGTTGCTGGCCACGGTCACGAGCTTGGTGCCCATGACGCGGTAGCAGGTGCCGTTCCAGTTGACGCCGCCACGGTCGATGCCTGGGCCAGTGCCGTTGGCCACCAGGCCGTCGCCGGGCCGGAGAAACCCGTTGCTGATGCCAGACTTCTTCGGCACCGGCACAAGGTTGACCGGGTAGGACGTGCGAATGTCCGGACCGTTGTCCGTGTAGATGCCGTTGAGGACTGGAATCTGCATTCAGGTCACCACTTCACTTTGTCTGCCCAATACGCTGCACTCATCTTGCCCTTGGCGATGTTGCTGGCGTGGCGTGCCTTGAAGGACTCGCGCCTGGCCTTGTCTGCCTTGGACTCGCCTTCGCGCTTCGGAGACCCGGACACACCCTGCTGGCCGAACCTGATGGTCTTGACCTGGTCGCCAGCCTTGGCCACCACAACGTGCGACTTTGTGGGGTGCGAAGGCGTGCGCTTGGGCTTGTTGAAGCCCTCCACACCGACGCGAGCCAGACGCGGGTCTTTCTTGGTTGCCATGGTTAGGCGATCCGGTACCAGGAGTTGGTGGCCAGCACGTAGCGCATGCGGAAGAAGTCCTCTGCAGACAGCGTGCCAGGTGCGCCGTAGACGTTGGCCGCGCCATTCGGTGCCAGCGTGAAGGCCGTGATCTGTTGCGTGGTCGTGATCAACACCTCGGTTCCGTCAGGCGTTCCGGTGTTCAGCGGAAGCGTGACGGTGCCTGTGGCCAGCGTGCCTGCAGGCTGGATCAGCATCCACTGCTGGGCAGCCACAGGCGTGGGCACGGCCAAGTTGAAGCCGGTGCCAGGCGTGTAGACGTTGGTGGCCAGCGTGGGGCTGGCGAAGGTCTGCTGGAAATACTGCAGCAGCGAACTGATCGGCAGACGACGCGCGTCGCCGTTGTTCGGGCTGTAGACGGGCACCTGGTCGCCAGGAGAGACCTGGGCCAGCAGCGGGAGTTGGTTGATGGTTGGCATGGGTCAATCCTTTCAGTTGAACTCGATGGGTCCGTCCTGCCCGGCCAGAACCGGATCGACAGGAGGACGCAGGAATGGGTCGTCGTAGACGCGCCACGGCTTGTTGCCAGCGCCGGATGGCATGGTGCCTGGCAGTTGCTGCTCCAGCGGTGCAGCAGCGCGCGACAGCAGCGTGTTGTAGGTCTCCTTGGCCGTGGCCTTGGTGTCCGGCATGACCTGCTTGCCGTAGCCAGGCGCGATCTTGACCGCCAGATTCGTGATGATGGCCTCGTTGGCGCTGTCTGGAACCTCGGACTCGGCATCAATGTCGCTGAACTGCGGACTGGATGGAAGCGGGTAGCCCAGGCGAATGCCCAGCGCGTTCCAGGATGCCATCATGGCGTCGAGCCTGCGCAAGGCAGACTCGAACTGTTGCGGTTGCAGGTCGAATGCGTAGGAGGCCAGGCCAATTTCCTCGAATGCGGCCGCGACAAATTGGCGCTTGCTGTAGCCCATGTCACACCTCCTTGAGTGCTTCGTTGATCATGGCCAGCAGCTTCTCATCGCTGGTGCGCTTGCTGAACTTCAGGCCGAGTTCAGTGGCCTTGGCCACCATCTCGATGCGGGTCGGTGCAGAGTCGTCGCTTGGCACGGCTGTCTGTTCTTCAACAGGCGCATCGACAACCACGGCAACAGAAGTGGCCATTGCGGCACGCTTGAAAGACGCGCGACGCTCGGCAGGTGGCGCTGCCACTCGGACCTTGCGCGTGCGGACCTTGCGATTGGCCAGGTGGCGAGAAGCGCTTTCCCCTGCTGCATCGAGAGCCTGCTCCAGCGTCAAATGCCAACCAGACGCAATGCGTGCGTCCAGTTGCTGTTGCGTGGTCGCCAGCATGGTGTCGTAGCTGTAACGGGCACGCCGGATGGAGCCAGGCGCGCGGTAGATGGAGCAGGGCAACGCGCTCATTTCTTGGCCTTCTTCGCCGGTGCTTTGCTTGGCTTGCCTGCAGCCTTCGCAGCCTTGCGCGCGACGTTCAGCGCGACGGCCACGGCTTGCTTCTGCGGCATGCCGGATTTCATTTCCTTGGCAATGTTCTTGCCGATGGACTTGCTCGAATAACCTTTGGTCAGTGGCATGGTGTTCTCCTTAAGGATGGAGGGGCCGAAGCCCCTCCATTGTCCTACTCAGCTTACTGGTTGAACAGCAGGATGCCGGACATCTCAGGCTGCTTGTTCACCACACCGAACAGCGTGTCGAGACGGTACTTGATCGTCATCGAGTCGATGTCGTAGAACTTCTGCATCACCACTTCGATGCCCTGGTCGGTGGTGGCGCGCATCACTGCGGTGCCAGCATCGGTCGGGACAGCGTAGCGGCCGGGCAGGAGTTCCAGAGCATCGCGCTGCCAGAACACGTTGACGGCTGCGGTGTTGACGTTCAGCCAGGTGAACGGAGCAGCAGCAGCAGGCGTCACGATGCAGTTCTGGTACTGCAGTTCAGCATCGGAACCACCCTGGGCCGAGATGATCGGCGGGGTGATGACCAGGTCGGTACCGTTGACCACTTGCACCACGCGGAAGGTCTTGGGCTGGCCAGTACCTTGCTTGGTGATGTGGTGCACGGCTTCGACGCCAGAGATGGTGAACGCATCGCCAGCCACAACACCGACCGTGTTGTCCACGGTGATGGTCTGGAAGCGGTTGTCCACGTTCTGGGTCTCGCCAGACGGTGCGGTCGAGGTGGCGGCCGGGACGTAGTAGTTGTTGGCAGCAGCCTGAGTGTCAATCAGGGTTGCGCCACCAGCAGCACCAGTCAGGCGGTTGGCGTAGTCGAACTTGAAGGTCTCAAAACCAGCCACCATGCCGACAAACGAACGCTCGAAGGCGGTGTTGGACTTGTTGCCACCGAACGAACGGGTAGCAGCAGCCGCAGCACCAGCGATGTTGCCAGCCAGGCCGTTGTAGTCACGGCTGGACAAGGCCAGGAAGCGGTCGTAGTCGGCCACACCCTGCTCGTTCATGATCGAGTCGCACAGGGCAACGTCGTCATAAGTACCGGCAGCAGCACCAATGTCCACCACCAGCGAGCCGAGGTTCGCAGCAGCGTTCATGATCGCCAGGTTGATGTCGCTGGCCAGCTTCTGCTTGGCAGCTTCGCCCAGACGGCCTTCCTGCAGTGCATCGCGCAGGTCGAGCGTGGTCATGGTCCATGGCACCGTGCGGCTGAAGCCGATGGTGGCAGGAACAGACAACTGCGTCATGTCCTGGTAGCCGCCGATGGCAACGCCAGGAGTGGACGAGATCGACTGAGCGATGTATGGCATCGGACGCCAGATGACGTCGTTGGTACGAGCCATCATCGTCTGGTCGGTGTTGTAGATGCCCACGTTGCGCGAGAGCACCAATGCGTCGTGGAAGCCTTCGAGCAGGTCTTCAAACGCGACGCGTTCTTCTTTGGAAAATGCGTTAGCCATGATTCTTTCCTTTCAGGGTTTTAGGCTTTCGCTGTCCGCTTCTGCTGTTTGTACTGGATCACTTTCGTGTAGTTGCCAGTCTTTTCAGCTTCGGCTCGCAGCCGTTCAAGGGTTGAGTCCACTGCGCCAGACACGCGACCAGTTCCCTGGATCGTGCGCTCAGGCGGTGGGGCTGCCTTACGGTTCGTCACTTTCAATTCCTTCTCCAGTTTCGCTACCGCAAAGGCAAACTTTACGGGGTCTTTGATGCTCGAGATTTCCTTGGCCTTCTTCGGATTCTTTCCGAGTGCGTAAATCACGAGAGCCGGGTTGTCCGCGCCTTGCACTACGATGCCTTGCTGCGTGACGTCGAGAACTTCCTGGGCAACGGCCTCAGCGTCCTCAAAGTCGCGCACCTTCAACTCGGCTCGCGCCTTGCCGTAGGATTCAAGCCTCGCTTGCCAAGCATCCTGCTGGGCCTTCTCGGCCTGGCGTTGCTGCTCGACTTGCTGATCGGCCACGCGCTTGCGCTCGTACCAATCGGCCAGTGCTGCTTCGAACTTCTCCGTGTCGTAGTCGTGGTCCTCCAGCTTGGGCTTCGCTCCCAGCGCGACCGGCTTGGTCTCAGTCGCTGCAGCAGCGTTCAGCTTGGCTTCGAGTTCCTTGATTCGACGTGCTTTCTCTCTGTCTGCCTTACGCAACTCACGAACCCACTCGGGCGCACGAGTCGTCTCTTCGGGAGGTGGCGCTTCCTCACCAATGGACACCACGACCTCGTCGTCGTCGTCGCCTTCAGTGTCCTCGCCGTCGTCAGCATCGCCGTCCTGGTCGGTGATGGAATTGTCCTCATCACCCACGTTCTCAGTCTGGCCTGCCTCGTCGTCGATCACTTCAACGTCGTCGATCTCGATCTGGTCTCCGTCTTCTGCCTTCTTTCTCATCGTCTTACCCCATCAAACTCACCCACTGAAGCGGCTGGGTGGATACCGCATAAATCACATCGGTGGCTGTCCAGTTGCAGGCTGCGCCTGATCCACCACCACGCCGCCAATC